TAATCCATAAGAATTTATACTTGTATTATCTTTGAGTGTTTTAATAAGTGGTGTACTTTGGTCGTAGTCTATAATTATCACTGAACCAGCTGGTACTACATTGTCTCCTGCGGTAGTTCCACTTGTTAGTGTTACTTCTGAACTTGGAAAATCTACTAAATATTTTACATCCTCACTTGCAGGGTCATTAATAAATTTAATTCCACCTGGCTGATATATTGTATTAGTTGCACCACTTAACGTAACTTTTGTGTTATATGGTTTTGCATCAAGAGAATAAACTGATCCAGTGTTATCTGTGCCGGTTGTGAATATTTGTTGAGCTCCGGTCTGTTGTCTATTTCCAACTACTTTTACCTCGTTGAATATGTCGTCATCTGATTGATTGAAAGATGCACTTAGTACGTTTGTGTTATCAAAAGTTTCTCCAGAACTTACAGTGTCTTTTTCTTTAAAGTTTAAGTCTTTGTCTTCATCTACATAAAAAAAGAAACCCGCTATTTCTGCTACTTTTTTAATTGCATCAAAAACTGCTAATCCGTTAAAAGTTATCTTGTCTATTATAGTACTTGTAGTGTTTACATTATTTATAGAAATGCCTTGTATATTTTGACGCATAAGAGATTTAACTATTTCGCTTGCTTCTGTGTCTTTAAATATTCTTGGCTGGACTATAATATCTTGAAGTATTGCACCGTAATCTCGACCACTTAATTCTATTTGTTCATCGAGTCCTTTACCAGAGTATTTTATGTCTTCTATAATTCCCCTGAAAACTTTTGTCGTCGCTGGCTCTGTGTCTATATCTGCTTTGATTAACACATCTTGATTTAAACTAAAAGTATCTTTATATTTTCCAAAAACATTATCAAATTTAATCACGAAAGAACTTGTCGTATTAAAATCACTGATTGATTTTTTAACAGACATTTGTTTGGTATCATTATATTCAACTGAATTAATTTCTACTAAGTTATTAATCATAGTCTAATCACCTTCTTGATTTCTTTTCCTAGAGCTTCTGCGACTTGGTCTGCATCTACTCCATAAATATCTCCAGTTTGAATATTTACACTGCCGCCAAGACTTCCTGGGTTTTTAGTTCCTATAATTGTATCTTGTGGGCTTGGTTTTATTATTTTTCCACTACTTGTAAGTATAAAATCATTAAGACTTATTACTCCGGCTTCTTTTGCTTGTTCTTTTGTAGCATTTAAAAATATTTCACCATCTTTACTTCTAACATTAATTCCTTTATCTTCTTCTTTGCCAAAAAACTTCTTAAATGCTTTATATGCTAAGATTGCTGCTCCTAATGCTGCTATAATTGCTAAAATCGGTGCAAGTACTGGTAATGCTGCTATTGTAAGAGATACAAATCCAGCACTTACTAGTCCTAATCCTGCCGCAAACATCGGTAATATAGCAATCAACATTACTAGTGGACCAACTATTACTAATAAAGCAGAACCTATTGCTATCGCAGCTACTGCAAATTTAGTCAAAGTTGGATGTTTTTCTAGCCAACCAATTACATTACCTAAAATATCTACAAGTTTAATAAAAGCTGGTATAAGTGTTCTTCCCATATCGTCTTTAAGTGAATTAAATTTATTTTTAAGAATAGTCACTTGAGAGTCAGTTGTTGCATATCTTTTTTCTGCCTCTGCAATTGCTGCTGTGTTTTCTTCCCATGCGTCTACTCCAGTTTTAAGTGTATCAGTTACTAAATCTCCTGCATTAGATAAAGATAAAAATGACCTAACAAGTCTTTGATCTTCAAGTCCTAATTCGCTTAATGTAGTAATTGCTTTGTCTCCTTGTTCTCCTAGACCCGTAACAAAACCACCAAATGCTTTACCTGCATTTTGTTGCCATGCTTTAACAAATTCTTCACTTGACATTCCGGCTGTTTTGGCAAATATTTCTAATTTTTCTCCACCTTCAATTGTAGCAGTATTCATACCGATTAAAACTTTCTGTACTGCTGTTCCACCAGCTTCTGCTTGGACTCCCACTGAACTGAAGGCTGCACCTATTGCAAGTATTTGATTTGTAGTAAGTCCGGCTATATTACCAGCTCCAGCAATTCTATTTGCGAATGTTACAATCTCTCCTTCTGTAGTTGCGAAATTATTACCCAAATCTACTACAACAGACGCCATTTTATCTACATTTTCAATTGGTTCTTGCATAATGTTAGCTATTCGAGCAAAAGATGTTGCTGCTTCTTCGCTTGTTAAGTTTGTTGTAACTGCTATCCCAGCAATTGTTTTTGTAAACTTTTCTAAATTATCTACACCTTCTACGCCTAATTGCCCAGCCATTTCACCAATTTTACTCAACTCTTCAAATGTTACAGGTATTTCTTTGCTTAAATCTTTAAATCTTGTTCTTAACTTTTCAAATTCTGACTCAGTTAATTCTACTGTCTTTCTGACTCCTGTAAATGCTGTCTCAAAGGATGCTGCTGTGTTAATCAATCCCTTAGTGACAACTAATCCAGCTACTCCAAGTGCTGTCATTGCTGCACCTGTCGCTAACATTGTTTTGTTTACACATGCAAATACTGGTGAGAACTTATCAATTGCACTTATAACTATTGATACTGTTGCACCTCCTGCAATTCCTGCTAATAATCCGCTTACCATTTATTTTTTTCTCTTCGCTCTTTTCCTGTCTCTTTCTTCTTTCTTAGCAATTACGTTATGCTCTTCAATAAGAAAGTTAATCTCTGGATATGTGAGCGATGGAATATTAAAAAAAGTATATCCCTTACTGTGTAAGAAATAATTTAGTCCTCTTTCGGACTCGAAACTTTTTTTTTTGAGTCTTCCAATATAGCCTTAACGCTTGAGTCTTGCATTTCTTGCTGAGATGAGTCTGTAGACAAACTAAATAATGCCATCTTGATTGCTCCATATATTTGTGGTTTAATTACCTTAAACTCTTCTTCTGTATAACTTGGTTCAAAAATATGTTCTCTAATTATACTATCTTCTTTGTCTGGAAATGTCATTAAGTCACTAAGTTTTCCTTTTGTCATTGGAATTAATTTAACATTTGGTTTATCTGGTAGTAATTCTAATACAACATCTATTGGCAATAACTTACCTGATTCGTCTCTTTTAATAAGGGTGTTTTCTTTTCCTAAGTATCCCATTTATTTTAACATAGCCTCCTTTCAATAATATTAATATAATCACAATAACTCCGCCTTTGAATAAAATCTCACAAGCAAGATAACTAAAAAATGCCATAACTCCAGTTATAAATAACCATATTATTGTAAAAAATATGCCTACTGCTATTTTTTCGTTTGTTTTTATTTCCTTCATTTGTTCCTCCTATGCCCTAAGGCTGTTCCCTTCAAATGGGAACAATTAAAAATTTAAAAAGCTTCGTATAGTACTCTGTCGAATGAACTACCTATAACGAGTTGTGGACTGATTTCCATAGTATATTCACTTACTCCTTCTGTAGTAGACGGAACGTCCATGCTCATTATTTTACATCCACTCATAAAGAATATTGTATGCTGACTTCCTGCTGTTACATCTGCATCTAAATCAAAGGTAGAGTTAAACGTACCATTTCCTTTGAATAAATCTGTATAAAGTACATCTGCTAATGGTGCGGACAAATCTGCCGTTACACTAAGCGTGTATTCTTTATTACCTGGGAATGGTGCTGCAATTACCCTTGAACCGTTTACATAATGTGGTGCTTCTACATTGTTGTTTATCTCGAAACTAATGTCTTTTGCTGTTTCTAGTGTATTACCAGAAACTACTAAAGTACAATCACTCCAAAGATAAGGTCTATTTAGCTCTTCCGTAATGCTTGTACTTGCTCCACTTGAATGAGTTAAATTCTGACCAATCCAGTCTACGTCCATACTCACTTTTTCTCCTTGAGTTGCGTTTATTGTAACAGTATTTACTACACATCCGTTAATTGTACGAATGAAATTAGCTCCAGTACCTGGACTTTGCTTAGAATCTTCTAAAGTAAAGCTGATTGGTGCCTGTAATCTATCTGTACCGCTTGTGAATGGACTTTGCCAACTAGATGTACTATTTTCCTCTACTAGATGACTTACTGCACTACCTGCTGCTCCGTCTGTTGTGCTTCCTATT